TCTTTGTTGGTCATTGGTTAGATCCATAGTTCTGGCTGTGATTAGGTGAAAGTATACAAGGTTTTTAAAGCGAAGATCACTGTTTTGGCTTCAAGATAGTTTTGATTTATCGTAATCAATCCGCCATAATCCTCTCATCGGAGCCTGAACAACTCCGGTGACTTCTGCGCATTTAAGGGGACTTAAATGCGACCACAATCTGAACTCATCACCTTGTCACAGATGCAGAAATGCACCTGCGATTTTCTGCATTCTGCGGTTTCCGTTAGGGAGGCCGTATGACTCTGCCAGTAGACGGCATCAAACTCCATCGCGGTAACTTCGCGGCCATCGGCCAGCAGATTCAGCCATTGCTGGATGCCGGGCAATGCTTACGCCTGCAGGTTAAGCCGTGGCGCGAGAAGCGCAGCCTGTCGCAGAACGCGCTCAGCCACATGTGGTACACGGAGATCAGCGAATATCTCATCGCCCGCGGCAAGACCTTCGCTACGCCTGAGTGGGTCAAAGACGCGATGAAGCACACCTATCTCGGCTACGAAAGCAAAGACCGTGTAGATGTCGTGTCCGGCGAGGTCACCACCGTCCAATCCCTCCGCCATACGTCAGAGCTGGAAACCGGCGAGATGTACATCTTCCTGTGCAAAGTCGAAGCCTGGGCGATGAATATCGGCTGCCACCTGACAATTCCGCAGAGCTGTGAATACCAGCAGCTGCGCGATAAGCAGGAGGCGTAATGGCTACACCGCTTATTCGTGTCATGAACGGGCACATCTACAGAGTATCAAATCGTCGTAAGCGTAAGCCTGAGCTGAAGCCATCCGAAATACCAACACTGCTCGGATATACCGCTAGCCTGGTTGATAAAAAATGGTTGCGACTGGCAGCAAGGAGGAATCATGGCTGATTTGAGAAAAGCAGCGCGTGGTCGGGAATGCCAGGTAAGAATCCCTGGCGTATGTAATGGCAATCCTGAAACGTCAGTACTGGCACATATCCGGCTGGCTGGATTGTGCGGTACCGGTATCAAACCGCCAGACCTGATTGCCACCATTGCATGTTCTGCCTGTCACGACGAAATCGACCGCCGCACATATTTTGTCGATGCTGAGTATGCAAAAGAATGCGCGCTGGAAGGTATGGCGAGAACGCAGGTTATCTGGCTGAAAGAGGGGGTTATTAAGGCGTGAATACCTACAGCATCACATTACCCTGGCCTCCGAGCAATAACCGCTATTACCGCCATAATCGCGGGCGCACACACATCAGCGCAGAAGGGCAGGCATACCGCGATAACGTCACCCGAATCATTAAAAACGCAATGCTGGATATCGGCCTGGCTATGCCAGTGAAAATCCGTATTGAGTGCCACATGCCGGATCGCCGTCGCCGTGACCTGGATAATCTGCAAAAAGCCGCTTTTGACGCACTCACCAAAGCAGGTTTCTGGCTGGATGATGCTCAGGTCGTTGATTACCGCGTTGTGAAGATGCCTGTTACCAAAGGTGGGAGGCTGGAACTGACCATCACCGAAATGGGGAATGAATGATGTTTGAGTTTTATATGGCAGAACTTCTTCGCCACCGCTGGGGGCATCTGCGCTTATATCGTTTCCCCGGTTCTGTTTTGACCGATTACCGAATACTGAAGAATTACGCCAAAACCCTGACAGGAGCAGGAGTATGAAGTCAGAGATAACAATCAACTAATACTGTTTTGTTGATTTTTGCTTGTAATTGGCGTTCTGGTCTGATTTTTGTGGAGTAAGTTGATGCGTGATATTCAGATGGTTCTTGAGCGTTGGGGAGCGTGGGCGGCTAATAATCATGAAGATGTGACCTGGTCGTCCATTGCCGCCGGTTTTAAGGGATTAATTACTTCAAAAGTAAAATCTCGCCCGCAATGTTGTGACGATGACGCGATGATTATTTGCGGGTGCATGGCCCGTCTGAAAAAGAACAACAGCGATTTGCACGATTTATTAGTAGATTATTATGTAGTCGGTATGACATTCATGTCACTGGCAGGTAAGCATTGCTGCTCTGATGGTTATATCGGGAAAAGGTTACAGAAGGCTGAGGGCATAATTGAAGGGATGTTAATGGCATTAGATATCCGGTTAGAGATGGATATCGTTGTTAATAACTCTAATTAATATGCCAATTGTTTACTAAAAATTATTAAAAATGGGGCGTTGCAACGCCCCCAAAAATAAAGGGTAATATATAACAGAAGGTTTATATAGTTAGAAGCAAGGTTGTGCTCCTAAAGGAAGTGGCTTGAGGGAGCCACTTATATGTTGGGGAGGCAAAGCCTCCCGCAACATATCTTTTAGTAATCAAATTAGAACTGGTAAACCATACCTACAGCAACGATATCATCGGTAGCAACGCCAGATGCTTTCGTGAAATCGCTCTTATCAATCAGGTTGATTTTGTAATCAACAAAAGTGGACATATTTTTGTTGAAGTAATAGGTTGCACCTACATCAATATATTCAACCAGGTCCTGATCACCCCACGCACCCAAGTCTTTTCCTTTAGATTGCAGGTAAGCAACGGACGGACGCAGACCGAAGTCGAACTGATATTGTGCAACTACTTCGAAGTTTTGTGCTTTGTTGGCAATATGGTTATTACCAAAAACAGTCATGTTCTGGGTTTCAGAATAGGTGGTAGCCAGATAGATGTTGTTCGCATCATATTTCAGACCAGCTGCCCATACTTCAGCATTTTGACCAGATGCATTCAGGCTGTTGTTACCGTAGATAACCTGATTATTAGTGCGGTCAGATTTAGCATAGGTTGCACCTACACCGAATCCTTCATACTCATAAGTAGTGGAGAAACCGAAACCATCACCATTAGCTTCAGTTACGTCAGTGCGGTCATTTTTACCCTGATACTGAGCAGCAAAGTTCAGACCATCAACCAGACCAAAGAAGTCGTTGTTACGATAAGTTGCAACACCAGTGGTGCGACCAGTCATGAACACATCTGTTTGAGTCCAAGTGTCACCACCGAATTCTGGCAGGACGTCAGTCCACGCACCGATGTCGTATGCTACACCGTAGTTACGGCCGTAATCGATGGAGCCGTAGTCACCGAATTTCAGGCCAGCGAAGGCAAGACGGGTTTTATCTTTGGAGGAACCTTGAGATTCAGCGCGGTTGCCTTTGAATTCATATTCCCACTGACCGAAACCAGTCAGTTGATCGTTGATTTGGGTTTCACCTTTGAAGCCAAGACGGGCATAAGTAGTATCACCATCATCTGCATCATTAGAGGAGAAGTAGTGCTTAGCATTAACTTTCCCGTACAGATCCAGCTTGTTACTGTCTTTATTATAAATTTCAGCTGCCTGAGCAGACATCGCCATCAGTACTGATGCAGCTACAGCAGAAATTGCCACTGTTAATTTTTTCATCGTGAGCCCTTTTTTTGAACTATTATTAAAAAATGATGTCATTGCGCGATAAATATTCATCTAATCAATGTGATTATTTCAAGATGTAAGTTTTGGTTTCTCGTTTGATTTGTGAAGTAGATCTCTATTTTTATCTGAACTTTTTTCTATCGAATCCTATTCATGGCTCTTGACTGAATAAAAATAAATCTATTAGCCAATTTATATT